TTCAACCACCTTTTTGGCAAATTCTGCCTCAAGGTCGCGGAAGCGTTCAATGTCGCCTTTTAGTTCTTCAACTTCTTCAATTAATTTTGAAGTAACAAATGAATCGATCTGTTCGGCTAGAGCAGCTTTTTCACTTGTCCACATCTCGGCTAATTCGGTTCTGACTTCACCAGAAACTTCTTCTTTGATCGTCTGCTTGTATTGGTTAACAGCGTCTGACCACTTTGAAGAAATTTCAGTCTTAGCATCTTCGCTAAGCAGTTCAGAACTTAGCAATTTCTGAAGGATTTCATCCATGCGGTTCTCCTTTTTCTTTAAAATTTTTGACTTCTTACTGATGAATTTTCTTTTCAAGATATCAGTATCTCTCGAAAAGTATTTATAAAGACTGTCGCAAATTTTAAAAAATTATGACAGTCTTATGAATTAACGGTAATCTTCGTCGTCTTCTTGATCGTCACCATCATGAGAAGGCGCTAATTGGGCCGCCAAGCTTTCTTGCCATTCAGAATTGCGCTGGGTTTGAATCCACTCAACCATTGCTTGAATAGCACCAGAATTATCGGCTAGAAATTCTCGAATATCACGATAGTTGGAATCAAGGGTGCTGACAAGTTTTTCAAAATTACGAACGCCACGTTCGCCCTCAAGACTATACACTTCTTCTTGGTCCATGAACTCATCAACCAACTCGCCCATATCTTTATCATCATGGCCGCCAAAGTTCTCTTTAATACCAGCAACTTGTTGCATTTTAGCAGTCAGGTAATCATGAAGAGCCGTTGAGGCCTGCTCCTGTTTGTCATTGATTAAGCTATCGATGACTTTTGAAAGTTGTTCTTTACTCATATAGTTTCTCCTTAGGGGTAAGATTAAGATGCTTTTTGCATCAGCTCGCAGTATTTATGTCTACTGTCAATCTGTGCACGGCTGGTATTGATAAAACATTACCGTCTCAGCGTGTACAGATCCTTTGGTTTCTTGGTAACAGCAGCCTTTAAATCCACTTGATAATAACTTTCGTCTCCAGTATGTAGATTTTTAAAACTTACTATACCAGGAAGGGTTTGATCGGGGTGTTTTGCGTTTACCATGTGAAACGAATATTTGTTATGCGCAGATTGTAGGAATTTCTGTAAATGATTTCCCTTAACACTGTATCTAGCTGAGGTTCCAGAAGTATTAACTACTTTATGAACTGCAGTTGATGTAATGGCATCAAGCAGTTTAGCGTATTTTTCTGAAGAAATTTCTTTTGCGGCACCAGAAGCGTCTAGTGGAATATTCCAATCTGCTGTTGGCAACATTTTCAGAATAGCTTCACGATCTTCAGCGGCCAATCTTTTAAGAGCTCGATTTTTAGCCTCAATAACCTCGGGCTGATTATCAATGTCTATCTTGGCAGACTCGGTCATTAAAACAGCTTGACTTTCGCCATCATAGTTGCCAGCTGCTTCCATAATTGGGGGAAGACCAGCAAGCTTGCGTAATTGGTTTTTATCCATTTTCGTTCTGCCTCATTTGTAAGAAAGTAAAGAATTCAAGAAATTTTGAATTTCGGTTTTAAGGTATTTTTGAGCCTTAGGATCATGAGCAACAGCTTCTGCCAAACTCATGATTTTAGGGTTTTCAACTGATTCGCGGACAACGTCGGGATAACAACCAGGGCCAGATGGCGTTGCAACAACGTCGACTGTCAGAAATGAGAAATCTTCTACGATACCTTCGCTTGTTACATTACCTGTTCCACGACTTGAAACTCCGAGTTTAACTCCTCCTTCAATCAAGCTCTTAACGATTAAACCGGATGGAGTATCCAAAATTTTGCATTTGCCGACGGCATTATTTCCGTCCATCCAAGCTTCAGTAATAATGTGAGAAACGTTTTTCAAATCAATTGACAAACCATCAGGGTGGTTTAATTCGCCCATGACGTAAGTGCCTTCTTTGATACCGGCATTAATCACGCTAACGGCTCGTTCAATTTGTGCTTTTGGATAGACTCGTTGATTAAGATTTCGCTGTTCGGCAGCCATCATGCGGCCAACAAGAAATAGATTCCTTGCTTGATCGCGTGATTCAAGAAGTTGTGCCTGTGATGGAGCCAAATGCTCGATAAGAAGTTGGTTCATGTGTTCACCTCGCTTTTACATGTAATTACGTATTTATAATGTCAATGTAAAAGCGAGGGTATTTTCAACGCGGTGCTGTTTCTTCTGGCGCTGGAGCTGAAACAGGTTCGGCTATAGGGGCTTCTGCTGGAGCGCTTTCTGGCTGTTCTGGTTGAGAGGCTTCTTCTGGCTCTGGCGGTGAGAATTCTTGTCTAGCAGTTTCGTCGTAAATCATTCGCAGATCAATATCATCGTCATCTGTCTCTTCAATGTTGAGTTCCTGTTTAAGCAGGGTTTCGTTCAATTTGATATCATCTTCAGTCAATCCCAAATATCGTTTCATTGCAAACCGCTTAGAGATAAATTTAGTTGGCTCGATTGCGTTAAAACTGTTTATTAAATCTGCATCTAGCGCTGCTTGACGGTACAATGCAAAGTTTTGAGGCTCTGGTAATCTAAGCTGAAACAACTCTGAATCGACATTGATGCCTGTGACCTTAAGATATGTTTTAAACTGTTCGTCTAAAACATCTTCGATTTGCGCTTGTAGGCGAATGATGTAATTGGCAAACCTAAGTTCTTCAATATAAGCAATGCCAACTTTGCCATCAGTAAATTGCGCTCCCTGTGCATCAGGACCCTTCATATAAGACGTAGGAACCCTTAGCGCGCGGAACACTTTGTTTAGAAAGTAATCAAGCTCTGGAATTTCCCATGCTTGGCCGCCAGGTAAAGTTTCTACACGTGACCCTCGGCCTGCGGCAGTAACAGGAAAGAAATAGTCCTCGCTGATCGAGTTTTTAGTATAAACTCCTGCGTCCAATGCAAATGTGTGGAAGTCGTGGAATTTTTCACTTCCGTCAATGGTCAATGTTCCAACGTCTGCATCTTCTACGAATTCGACTGACACTATTTTACAATCTTTAAGTTTCTCTTCAGGCGTTCCAGTATCTTTAGATGGAGCTAAATCAATTTCAATTTCGTGTTCCTTCTTAAAGTCGTTAACGACTTTACCTAATAGCACGAATTCAGCCAAAGATGTGTCAAAAATCAATTCTTCTGTTTCTTCAGCCTTTCGCAAGAATGGGAAAAAGCTATCATTTTTTGAAATATGTTGGGCCTCAATAAACCCCTTGCCCTGAATTGGGAATTTATGATCTGGGGTGCAGATAATATTTTTCCCATTGTCAAGCGTGAGTTTGATGCGCTTAGTATTTTTGCGAGTAACACCAGCCCAAGTAATTAAACCTGGCGCGAATTTACCAGTGATGGGATCAATGGAATATGCCCAATTTGTTTTACCTTGTGTGTGCTCAGTAATAATTTCCTGAAGCTCAAGAGTTCTTCCATCCAGAAGGGGAATTTTCGTGTCTAATGCTAGACATTCCGGATTATATGAAGAATCTGTTTGATTGGCATTAGATGCACTCGGCACCCGTTTTTGCCTAATGTCGTTTTTAATTTGCTCTAGATACTGCTTAACCTTATTAGGCATCATGTTGCCGACATCGATATAAAACACTCTTCGCTCAGGTGCACGAACTACTCGATAGATAATTGCTGCATCTTCAAGCATAATCAATTTTTGCCAATCGCGATAGGCAGATTGCAGAATTGACAGTCCAAATGGGGCAGATTCGCCCATGTCGTCTGATAAAGAGAAATGCAGAATGGCCGCTGCAGGACTAATTTCTATTGACTCTGAACTTTGAAAAGTCGAATTAGACATGCGCTGTGTCTGGAAGAACGTAGACGGCCGTATGTGATATGCCATCTTGTTACCGCTTTCATCCAATTCGATGCCAACAACTCGAGTAGGATGAACAAACTCCCATGGAGCGGTATCTGAGGTTTTTCTAAAAAAGCAATCCCCATACTTAATCATGCAACGAGCAATGCTAAAATTCTTTTTTGTGAGGCCGTGAAATTTGCTCCAATGTCTAAGAGATGCCCGAATAGTCGTCGTCAACCCGTCGCTTAGTTGTTGATTTTCTTCAGTTTGATAATCTATCGTAAATGGTAAACTAGTTCGCTTATCCATATTCGAAATTTCTTCTGCTATAGTATCAAGCGCACGAGTAATATCCCCAATGTCCATTGCGTCGTATTGCTTATATCGAGCCAGTCTTGATGAGGACCCGCGTAATAAATTAGCAAACCAAGACACTGACGAATGAGTTGCATAGCCAGCAGAATTAGTATCAACCCCATCGCCAATTGTGCTCTGGTGACTGTAGCTATCTTTACGAGATGGAGGAGTTACGATTCTGAAATAATTTGTCCATTGTGACATGTTTGGTACCTATTAAAAAGCGTCTACTGCTTGTGGGGTGTTTCTACGCCCGAACATTGGCTCGGAAATTTTAAACGTTGGCGTATTTTGGGGGGCGATAATAGCCAATAATCTAACAGCTTCATTTAGAACCTGTGTTATTTGGACTAATTGGTTTTGAGCGGCAACATCAGAAACTTGAATGATTCCTGATGCTGATCGTGAACTATTTATCAGTTCTGACGAAGCTGCTTCCCGTTCTGGCGGG